TCTTCTGGCGATTCACAATGAAGTCTATATTCAGCAATCACTTTTGCTTTTGTCGATGGGTCCAATGTATAAAACCAGTTTGGTTCTCGATTCCATCTCATTGCGATGCGCATGGCCATAAGGTCAAACGCACCCCACCGACTTATGAAAAATTTGCTGTGTCCTCAACTTCTTGTTCTGTGGGAATCTGTTTCATCATCTCCACAAGAATGTTGGAACCTTGTTCATATATCTGCCCAGGTGTCATACCAGCATCTAACAGTCTGTCCAGAATCTTGTGACCAAACTTGATTGGGTCACCAGTGGTCACTGGATAGGCTGGAAGAACTTTTGCATGGTCTACACCCACAGCAATTGCAGCTGCACACAATCTGCCCAACTGAGCGCGATTGGGTTCAGCACCCCAAATGGAAACGAAGTCAAGACAGACTGCGATTGATTTGGGCATGACAACTTCATGTTCACCGATTTTCTTCAAATTGACTTTCATATAGTACCTCACATTTCATGAAAGATGGGCAACCCATCGGGTTGCCCTAAGTTTTTGTAAATTTTAGACAGGTCCAGTGACTGTTGCACCGCCATAGCAAGTGAAGTTCAGTGTGAATGCACTGGGGTCACCCTCGCTGAAGTCCAAAGTACAAATGCACTTGGAAAGAACAACAGTGTGGTCAGCATCATCACCAAAGTCTGTTCCTTCTGCTTTGTACTCGATATCAACACAGTAGTGTTCAATGTATGGTGTTCCAGTCAAACCAGTTGAAACATTTCCAGAGTAGAAACCAACTTGGTTGATGAAGTCGCGAACTGAACCGGCTTCACTGGCATCTGTGAACTGTCTGAAATGGAAGCCAAATGAACCTGTGATTGCTTGTTCATCTTGCTTGCGTACTGCTGCAAAGTTTCCGCGGTCCATTATGACCAGTTCAGAAAACTGTTGTGGTTGGGAGAATGTGAAGTTGCCATCTTCAAAAGCAACATCAAGGGTGACTGCGCCGCCATCTTTCAAAGTTATGACACCATCGCGCTTGGTCTTGGGAACTACAGAATACGCTTGGTCTTGGGAACTACAGAATAAGCCATGTCTAGGCCTCCGGTTTGAGTGTGTGAAGGATTGTGAAATCAATAGTTATGATAATATATTCTTGGGACTCTGTCACATCTCGACTGGACCCAATGTATCTGATTGTGAATTCATTCTTTGGGGCTGTGTATGCTTGCAGAACCGCTTGAATGATTTGCTGTTCTGTGTCCATGGCCAAATCATAATCAGTGGGGTAGATGTCCAGGGGGCGCAACCGATATGAAAAGATGACTTGTGCTGGGGTGTTCACATAGACACCGACACTGCGCCTTTGTCTTTCATCAATTCCAGCACTGGACAACATAGCCACTGTGAATGCTTTGTGGGCAACAGTGTTTTCAGTTCTCCCAAAGTAATCCGGTGAATGCTTGGACTGTTTGAAACCTGTGATGGCCTCAACCTTCTCTGCAATCGCTTGTCTGACTTGGCTGAACTTCATCTTCTTCTTGGCCTTCTGAACCGGTATTGTGAACCAGATTGTGTGGTGTAAATCACTGGCATCTTGGCTTTGCGGTCATTGGGTTGGTCGCTGTGGCCATCGTGGTCAAAATCATACACAAAGTTGATTTGCTTCCACTCGTATGTGTATTGTTTGAAGTGCTCACTGGCTAGGTCTAAATATCGACCATTTGACTGTCCCAGTGAACTGTGGAAGTCTCTGAATATATAATACAATGCAAGATTCTGGTGCGCGGCTCGAAAAGCCTCAGCAGACATGACCAAGTATTCCAGGCCACCACCTTCTTGGCGCATCTTTTGAATCATTGTGTACCATGCTTCATCAATATAAGATTGGTATGAAGACAGGTTGCTTGGTCGAATGTCTGCCAGTTGGGAATAAGTGCTGGTCAAGTCGCCATCACTGACAACTGGATACAATCTGCGCTTCACCACAGCTGCACTGCGCCTAAAGTTATAAGTTCCACCAGTCAAACTGATTTCCCATTCTTGCAAGTACCCTTCACCCAGTTCCAGAGTGTTGGCCAAGTTGGCTGCACTGTGAGTGAACTGGGGAATGTTGCCGGGGTACGTTCCAACAGCACTGTCAACAATCTTTGTGCCATTGGGTGCAATCAAACTGTATCGAACAGCAGTAGGACCCACCAATGCGCCATCACGATAGATGGGCAGTGTTGTCAGTTGCGACTTGCCACGCTCCAGCAGTTCTGGAACCTTTATTTGTGGCGCATAGGGGGTTGCATTGCTCATTTCACAAAGTCCTCGTAAATCTCCAGCCCTCTCTTTTCAAACTCTTTCAAAAAGGCTTTCATGTCTTTTACTCTATCATGAATCTCATCCAGTTGGGCTTTCTTCTCTGGAAGATGCTGTTGCTTGACCAAGATGTTTGAGCGCAACATATTCACTGACCAATCTTGAAAGGCATCTTGGTCCATCTTCTGAATCAATCGGTTGGCCACCACTTTGATGTTGGTCCACTTGGGCACATGGTAGCGACCACCACGAACCGGATACACAGCCATGTAATCATATTTTGCTGGGTCCAGGTATATCCAACCCTGTTGTTGCAACTGTCCGATTCTTGAACCGGGGTTGCCCAACTCACCTTGTATTTGATGGATGCCATTGACACCAGGCATGACACGTTCCATGCGTAAATGCGGAATGAAGAAACCTTTGCGCTTTGTAACTGTTTTTGCCTTCTCCCCTTTGCCAGTAACTGTTTTGACATCTCTGTAGACAAATTGCCAGTTGGTTGGATGCCATTTGTAATAGAATGGATGGTTGGGGCGCGCTGGAAGTGTCGCAGTTGTTTGTGTGGTCATTGGTGACCATTGTTGTGGTTTGATTTCCATGTTTGTACCTCATTGGAAAAATGGCGGCTGCCATGGAAAGACAGCCACCAAGTTGAACACTATATATTGATTTATACAGCAGAAATAAGAGTTACACCGCGGTCATTGTCGATGATTGACATTCCCAAGTAGGCATGTCCGACAACTTTGGTCAATGCTTTTGTTGCATCGCGGTCCATCTCAACCATGACTTCACCCATTTCCATGCTTTCAGCAGCACCAGGAAGCCCACTAGGCATTCCAGTTGCATAACCCAAAGCACCAGCAGCGAAGATTGCACCAGAATGGTCAGTTCCATCATTGGTGACATAGGAAGAAGTGTAGATTTCAACACCCATGAAGTTGCCTTTGTAGTGACTTCCCTTTGCAGAGATGGCTTCATAAGATGCAGCAACGAATTGCAAGATTCCAGTGGTTTGTGCCAAGATGTCATCCTGTAGGTCAGCCCATTGCTTTGGGTGAAGAACAGCAACATAAGGACCTGGGGCACCCTTTCCGCTTGATGCTGCTTCCAAATCTTGGATAGCGCGCAAGAATACATCAAGATTCAAGTCTGCTCCAGTTGAACCGCGTGTTGTAGTGAATCCAGCAACAGCAGCACCAGTGATTTCAGCGAACAATGCTTCATAAGAATTTGCGATTGACTCAGCAATGCGAAATGGGTCAATATCGCCAGCATTCAAACCAGTCATAGAAGCCAAGTCTGAAATCTCGTACGCCAAAGAATTGCGTTTGCAAACCACATCAACGTGGGCATCAGTCTTGGTGTCTATGTGAACACGAATAGTGTCAGAACCCATTCCGTTGATGCTTCCAACGAAGTCAACAAAAGGAGTGTTGCGAAGGTTAGTTGAGTCAGTGAGCAAAAGTCTGATTTCTTGAGAAATCATCTTCTGCATGCGAAGGTCTTCATTTGGGGTAGACAGCCCATATTGCGTAATAGCCATGATAAACACCTAGAAAGGAAGGTTAAAGAAAAGTGGGGTGGTTTTGTGTGGACTTTCTGCTGTTGCGGGTGCGACCCTTCCACAATCAAAGTGCTTTGAACACATTGTAAACGGAATATAACCGATTGACAACAACAAAAAAAAACCCACCGCAGAACAGCAGTGGGAAAAGGGGAGGTACAACCCTTTTTTGTGGGGAGGGGAGTAGCAGCTTACAGACTGACAACGATCTCTGCACCAGTCACATCCTTAACTGACTTGACTCGGACATTGTTGTTGTCAACCAATTCAACTTCCAACTGAACTTGAGCACCAGAACTGTTGTATGCAGAAACATGAACAATCTTTTCACCAAGTCCATGGTTCAAAGTTTGCCAAGTGTTAGCAGTCAAGTTTTGTGGTGCAAAAGTCTTGCGGAATGAAGACATTGGAACAAGAATTTCACCAGTTGCTGAATCGTATTGTGCCAAGTTTCCTGGGTCTGAATCAGCAGCGATTGCAGCGCGAGCGCGAGCATCAGTGAAATACTGATTGGTTGCGCCTTCAACAACATCATCAGTGTCACCATTGAAAGAAATGACACCAGCATTGTAT